AGCTTGCGATTGGTGGGCTTATACTCGTTGTGGCGTCGTACACAATAGCAAAACTCACGAACGATGTTTCTGGTGATTGGTTCAAGTTTTCAATTCTATGTATTGGCTTGATTGGTGTCATCGGAGGATGCTTAACATTCACTGATATTTTTGGGAGGAAGATGTAACTGGAGGTGATGAAATATGGAAGGAGAAGTTCTTAAATACGGGTGGTTGATAGTCCTGACGCTGGGTCAGATTATCTATATCGGACTGCGGGTATTGAGGGACAGGAATCACAAAAAAGTCAGCAAGGAGAATCCCAGTCATGGTGAAAGGCTTGCAACACTGGAGAAGGGACAGAAAATCATAGAAGAGAGACTCGATAAAATCGAGGCTAAATTGTCATGAGAGCACCGAGCTTGCTTAATATTCGGATATGTTCTATATTCTTTAGTGAAGTGAGATGAGGGAATGACTGTTAAAAAAACAGATAATAAACAGAAAGATGGTCGGCATAAATTAACGAGTGCAGGTCCAGGCAGACCTAAAGGAGTGCAGAATAAATTCACGGATTTGAAGAAGGCGTTTTTCGGGGTCTTTGAGAAGATAGAGAATGAAGCAATAAAGAAGAAGACTATTGACAGCTTCTATCAGTGGGCAACAAAGAACTCGAAGAATCAGGGAGAATTTTACAAGATGCTCTCCAAGATGTTGCCTACGAATGTGACGCTTGAAGGAGACCTACCAATTACGTATATAATTTCAGAGAAATTCAAGCCTCAAAAAAGGAAGGGCGATGCTAGGAAGTGAAGTCACGGACTATGGTGCGAGGGAGTTGAAACCTATCGACCACTTTCTCAATCCTAACCACACAGAGCTTTTTCAGTGCATAGACCCTGAACTTGTCGTCTATGGAGGAGGAGACGCTGGGAAGTCCTACTCGATAGCAGACAAGCTCCTCTGCGAGTCGATATGGCAGAGTGACAGGCAGATAAAAATTCTTGTAATACGTAAGACGTTCCCTGCTCTCAGAGTATCTATTCTTGAGATATTGCAGAAGCGGGCAAAGACCCTTCACATGCCATTCGACCTTAACGAGAGTAAATGGATTGCAAAGTGTCGGAATCTGACTTTTGTCTTTCAGAGCTTGAATAACAAAGAGGACTACGAGAAGCTGAAATCTCAGACGGACATTGATTTCATCTGGATGAATGAAATTGCGCAGCTCAGAGAAACGGATTACGAGGAATGCCTCCGTCGATTGAGAGGAGGAGACTCTGAATACGAACAGATTATCTGTGATTTCAACCCGATAGGAAAGACATCCTGGGTGTATGACCGCTTCTGGGCACGTAACGTCAATAACGCCACAAAGCTTCGATATACGATACTGGACAATCACCCTGATTATCTTGCGCTGGAGAAGACCCAGCGTGAACTTGCAAGGCTCAAGGCTACGAAAAATTACAACATCAATCTCTATAACATCTATTTTCTCGGAGAATGGGGAGAGCTTGAAGGGGTGATTTTCAACTGGGATATCGCACCCTCTCCGCCTGATAATCCCGATGAGATTTTCTATGGCGGTGATTTCGGATACAGCATAGACCCTGCTGTACTCATAAGAATCTATAGAAAGGCGAATGAGTTCTGGGTCGAGGAAGTTATTTACGAGACGGGACTGACGAACCAGGCATTGGGGAGAGAGATGAAGAAGGAAGGAATTGACAACGAAGCGATATCGTACTGGGATAACGCAGAACCCAAATCTATCCAGGAACTGTGCGACCTCGGTCTTAATGCGAAGCCGTGTGAGAAGGGTCCCGATTCAGTGAAAGCTGGAATAGACTTCCTTCTTGGACTCAAGATACATATAATTGATGGGAGCGAGAATGTGGCTCGTGAGCAGAAAAGCTATGTAAGACAGAAGGATAAAGACGGGAAGTTCATATCCGTCCCGATTAATTTTAAAAACCACGCAATGAGTGCAATCAGATACGGTATTCATACTCACTGCAAATCTGAAGAGGGGAGCTTTTTCGGCTTTGTCGGCCCCGATTGGAGGTAAAGAATGGCAAAGGAAGAAAGAAAAAGAGCAGACCCGAAGGAAAACGCTGTGGTCACGTTCTTCAAGAATTTCACAGACGTGCAGAAGGCGAGGGTAGCGGCTTCCACTCAGAAGCATATTCTTGCTATTAATCAGAAAGTAGTGGGAGAGCTGGAGAGCCAGAATGCCAGGCTTCAGCACCTCGTCAGGGATGATATTATTTCTCTGACCGATAGACCTAAAAGATACGTAAGCAATACATACAGGACATACGGAATCGCAGTCGCTGAGATAAATAAGAAATACAATGGCACCGCCGACTTTGGCGTGCTTCAGACAGGAAGCATTATAGATTTGAGAGCCGCATTTATCATAGGCGAAGGCTTGAAAATCATAAAGAAAGATAAAGATGCCAATGCCGAGTATGACTGGGTGCACGAATTCCTGGAATACAATGATTTGGATAATGAGGTTGTTCAGTCGTTCGCTTCGGAAGCTGAGATTGAAGGCAAGATAGCTTTAAAGCTCGCATTGGAAGAGACTCCTGAATCAACGAAAGAGAAGAGGGCGTACATGGTCTCGACCCGCTACGTTAGCTGGACTGAGAATAACTATGAGATTAAAGCTCACCCCCAGGATTATATGAAGTATGAGACAATGACGTGGAAGCCCAAAGTGGGAGATAAGGACGAGGTGCTCAAACAACATGAGTTCGTATATAAGAAATTCGGTGGGCGCATTAATCTACCAAACTCAGCCACACCAAAAGTCATGCGCTGTCTCACACAGATAGACAATCTCGATATGGCACTGAGAGACTGGAGAGAGATAAACAGGATATTCGCTGGACCGCTTCTTGGCTATGAGGTGAAAGATGCCAAAGATGTGAAGCGGGCAACCGAAGCCCTTTCAGATAAGAACTGGAAGGTTAAGAAAGTCTTTGTTGGTGTGGGGAAATTCTATTACGCATCGTTTGATATCAAGGGCGTCGAATCGCTTGAGAATGAGATTGTGACGCTTTCCAAGATGATATCGGGTACGACAGGGATTCCAGTCCACTTTCTAGGCTTCCCTGATTTGATGTCAAACCGAGCTGTGGCGGAGAATCTCATGCAGTTAGTCCACGCTGCCACGACTAAGGAGCGTGCAACGTGGAAGGGTGCATACGAAGAAGTGATAGCGAAGTCGATGGCGTTGTATAACAAAAAAACTAAATTAACCCCGCTCGACCATAAAAAGATAGGCATTGAAATCCCGATGATAACCAGAGAGCACTGGCTCCGTCTCGAAAAGGTATATCTGCCAGCCGCTGTTGCAGGTAAGATTAGTGACGAATCCTTCCAGGCACTGCTTCCAGGATTTGATGTGGAGGCTGAAGCGAAGAGAAAAGAGGCGAAGGAGAAGAGTGATTTTGTGAGAATCACGAAAGAGAATGAGGACTTGAAAAAGGACTTAGCGGATAAAGAAATCTTTGGAGAAGGGACTAAACCTCCTCCACCTAAAGAAGGAGAAGAATAATGCCCTATGAAGATAGTCATGCTTGCTCAATCGACCCTACGCTAAAAGTGTTAGGGTCACAGAAACGGACGCATAAAGGAAAGAGTTATACCGTGAGAATCGGGAGGAAGCCTGGACGTACAAAAGGCTCCTCGGAACGGAGCTATTTATACGATAAGAAAGTGTGGTCTGAATCTGAAGCCAGAGCACACTGCAAAGACCACGGTGGGCGTTTTGAGCCTGCTACTGGTGAGGAGAAATAAAATGGGAAGAAAAATTTTTACTACAAGAGACGTCGACGTACGGTTCGATGACCGGCAAAAAAAGCTGAAGCAGGTGACTACAAAGGAGATTGAGGTCAAACATCTAGGTCAAGATGAGCCGCTAGTGCCAGCTTCTGGGCCGCTCATTACAACTCACAATATCGAGGATTTCCAGAAGCCAAAAAAGAAAGCAGAGAAGAAGACACCAGCGAAGAAAAAGGCACCTGTGAAGCAGACGAAAGGAAAACAGGTGACAAAGAAGAAATAAAGTGCTTAAATGTAAAGAGTGTCACTGGTTCTATCATGTACCAGAATGCTTTGCAGAGATAAAGATAAACGGAGAATTCATGTGTACGAATAGAAAGGTGGAGATAATTAGCGTGGATGAGGACATGCTGGCGTGCTCACATTTCCACAAGATTAAGGTGCAAAGATTAAGGAGGAGGATTTTATGAGTAAAGAAGCTAGATTTTATCTTATGAAGATACGTGCTAAACTTCTCCAAATGGCAGAGTCTGAAATCAAAGCCATGATTACGCCTTATGATTTTGATAACATAAAACGGAAAGATAAAAACCCGTTGTTCAAAGCCTTTGTTGTGGGGCAGGAAGGAAAGGCTGAGTCAAACTGGGTAGGTGTGGGTCAGGTAGTTAAGCATTGGTTTAAAGACGCTATAGGAAAGCTCACGAGACTGATTTATCCAGGACTTAAATTATTTCACAATCATGCAGAGACAAACGACCCCGATGAGAACAGAGAAGCGATAGGAAGGGTGGTAGGGTCAAGGTCTCAGGAAATTAAGGGGAAATTCAGTGCTGTCATTGCTGCCTATATCTTCCCAGAGTATAAGAATTTGCCATTGGATATAGCCTCTGTCGAGGCTAATGTTCTTATAGATGACACCCTCACCGACGAGATTCATGCTGTTGATGTTGAGGATGTTACAGGAATTGCGTTAGGCAATTCGGCGGTTGATAGACCAGGATTTCCAGGAGCAACCCTGCTCGGAGAACTCCAGGCTTTTGCTGATAAATCGAAACAGACCGAGGGGCGAAAATGGCAACTCGGTTTTAAAATCACTGGTCGGGGGGAGCAAAAGCTCGCCCTGGCAGAGGAGAAATAGAATGGGTGAAGTAATCACTATTGCTGAGATTAAAACTCTCATCAAGGAGGAAAAGGTCAAACCATCTGATTTATTCAGTATGGAAGCACTGACCGAAGACCCTTCGGTTAAAGGCTTTGTTGACGCTTCGTGCAAGGAAGCGGTTGCTGGAGAGTATACGCATCGAAAGAGAATCGACACGAAATTTGACTCAGAAAAAGAGGACTGGGAAAAGGAGAAGGAAGATAAAGAGAAAGAAATCAAGAAGCTGAAATCGGATGGTGCCAAGCGAGATGCTGTTGACCTTTTTGAGAAGAAGATTAAAGAGCGCAAGTTCGATGAGAAACAGACTAAATTCATCGAGTCGAAGCAAGCTGATTTCGTTCCAGAAGACCCTGAGAAACTGGACAAGGAAGTGGATACGTTCATGGACAGCAAGATTGAAGAGTACAATAAGGTAGCAGGGATTTTCGGTGTCAAGACTGAGACTGAAACAGAGATAGAGAAGAAAGGAGGAGGCGGCCCTGGTTCAGAAGAAGAGGGCGACGCTTCTTTCATACCTGATTAAATTACGATGCTTCATGCCTAGCATGAAGTAGGCGGAAAAGACGACAAGCGATTAAGCTAATCGTTTGGGCGGAATTCACGGTGCCTCACACTTATCGTGAGGTAGGCGGAAAGCAGACGACGGGCAATATAAGCCGACTGCCTGGGCGGAAAAAATCCAACAAGGCTGGAGATGACATTGGGTAATAGATTTAGAACATCAACACCTATGGGAGACTGGCGAAGTTTCAAATTCACCCATGCTGAACAGGCTGTAATTTGGTATGAGGGAAAACTCTATATGATTAACGATACAGTAGGAATGCTCTTTCTCGATATTCAATATGAAACCGACCCCGAATCTGAGTTTTATGGCTGTAAGAAAGCCGCAAAGCTTGAATACGGCGAAGATGGCGTTCTCGTTTATCATATCGAGAAAGTCATCGTTGATAAAGTCCACACAACTGGAGATGCTTTCCAAGTAGGAGACAAAGTTTTCTGGAGCGGAGTCAGCGGTGACCCCGTTACGCCTCACTACACCACTTCTCAGAACCAACTCTGGATTGGAATTTGTACCGAACCTGCTGGCCAACTTGATACTACAGTTGAAATTGACCTGAAAGGCGATAAGGCATCTTATACGCACCCACTGTAAGGAGATAGATAATGAGTGAACGACTTATGACAAAGGCCGCTTGGAAAGATTTCGACTATGAGAATCCCAAACACAGAGAGATGCTCGCACAAGCACTTCAGTTCTCATTTTCCTACCCCGACCTTTTCACTCCTGAGAGGTTTGAAGGGAAAGAT